TTAGGAGGTCACAAGAGATATTCGAAATCTACTAACTGGTACGGAATTAACTGGTAAAAAAGGAGTGGTTCATTTATTGGAAAAACTTGAAGCCAAAGTTGATGATTTAGAAGCTAAACAAATGTTAATCGATGATAATATGAATAACGTTAAGTTTGTCGCAAAAGGGGTAATTACTGCCGTGATAGGTTTTTTTATATGGTTATTCCAAAGCAAATAAATTATGAAAACATCACAAATAGGAGTTGATTTAATTAAACATTTTGAGGGATTTATATCTAAACCTTATCTATGTCCTGCTAGGGTTGCTACCATTGGTTATGGTTCAACTAAATACGGTGACGGTAAAAAAGTAAAGTTAAACGATAAAGCCATAAACGAAAATGAAGCGACTTTATTGTTAAAAAATACTTTGATTATTTACGAAAATATTGTAAATAAAAAAGTAAAAGTACAATTAAAACAAAGTCAGTTTGACGCTTTAGTTTCACATACTTACAACACGGGAGGCTCAAATACTTTGTTTAATTTAATTAATAATGAAGCGAACGACGAAAGCATTAAGAAATGGTTTGAAACTAAATATATTTCAGCTAATGGAAAAGTATTAAAAGGATTAGTTGAAAGACGAAAAGCAGAATCAAAATTATATTTTCATGAAAAATAACTATCCTTTATTATTATCCGCAACTATTGCGGTTATTATACTTTTTCTTTTGTTATCGTGCGGAACAAGAAAAGTTTCTAATAAACAAACTACATTCAAAAGCGATTCTTTAATTATCGAAAATAAGCACGTTTTAAGCCAAGAAATTATTTTAAAAGATATATTTACATTAAAACCATTTGACACGCTTAAACCTATGATAATAAATGGTAAAAGCTATTTTAATGTGGTTATTACAAACGACAAAAGTAAAATAAGTAAAACGGAAGATAAAACAGAAAATAAAGTTTCAAGTATAAAAAAAGAAAGCGAAACTAAAATTAAAGAAAGCGAAAAAACCGATAATACATTACTGTATATCGGTTTATTTTTCGTATTTTGCTTATTTATATTTTTGTGGTTTTATCTAAAAAGGACAAGTATTTTTAACTTTAGGAATTAAATCTTTATACTCCAGTTTTATCTTTTCACTTATTGCATCACGTATGAACTTGCCAACATCAACATTATAAGACTTCATTTTTTGAAGTGTTTTATGTTGACTTTCTGAAATTCTTATAACCTTTGTTTTAGTGAGTAGTTTCATAATTGTAATACATTTATAGGTGTTAGCATATAGTTATCTTCCAGCTTCGTGATAGCGGTTAAAGCAACTCTGGATTTTCAAAAACGTTTCCGATTATTTCGTAAGAATGTTTCCAGTACTTTTTTAAATACATCGTATCTACTTCTCCAGTTGGTTTTATTTTTTTTATATCAAATCCAGCTTCTCCATAAAAAACAATAAAATTATTTACTAAACCACCTTCTAATTCTATTGTCTTTTTAACAATATCGCCCTCGCATATCTCAACCCCGTTTTTATCATTTAAGCCTGTAAATTGCATTACATTCTCTTCGTTTGTTAGGCTTTTTATAATTTGGTCGTGAAAGTTTAAAACCTGACCAAACGTAAAAGGCTTCGACATCCATTTTATTTTTTCATTCCACGCTCTAAACTTAAAAAGCCGAGAAGATAACACTGCATTGTCGCAAGTGGCGGTCTGGTCTTTAACTGAATTATCTGTCTTTGTTTTCATTGTTCTGTTTTTAATTTAAAAATTAGTCTTTATTTGGTCGCCACCTGACGACAATGCGATACCGTTATGGGTAATAGCTACGTTTTCCTTTTTATAATAGTATCACCTTTGTAAACTCTTAATTTTTCGTTTACAACTCTTAAAACATCCCGAATTAGCATATCGTAAAATTCGGGTCTATCTTCAAAATATGAAGTTTCCCAATCGTAATTTTTTACAAGTTCTTTTTTTACTCTAGTTACTGTTATATTCATTTTGAGTATTTTATTGTTGTTTTATCGATTAAAAATCTAACTTTAAATCTACCTAAAGCATCAGTTTTTATGCTTTGTTTACAATTTTCTCCTAATTTATCTTTAAAATCAATTGCGTGTTTTTCGCTATAAAAAACCTTTGTTGCATATTTTTGTATTCCTTTCATTTTAATTACATTTAGTTTTTAATAACCGCTACTACCCATAACAGCAGTCTTGAACTACCGCCAAAATCTCGCAACCGCATAGGCGGCAGTACAAGGCTGCGAAACGTTACCAGAAATACTACGTTAGTTATCTCGTGTCCATAAATAAACCGCAATGTTTACACGCCCACTGTTTTACAAATATTCTTTCAACTACAATATCTCTGTGAGTTTCTATAAATTCGTGCAGTCCTTTATCGCATTTTTTTAATCTTGATTTACTCGGAAATCGTGTATCTTCTGGGATATTTCTATAATTTTTAAATTCATAAACTTTTTCGCCTTGTCTTAAAATATCTTTCATAATTTTTATTTAATTGTTAATGATAATTGCCGTACTTCTGGTAACAGCGGTTACATTTCAGCAGCCGAAATATCGTAACCGCACAGGCTGCCGAAATTGTAGCCGCAAGCGTTATGCAACAGTTAACTCACAACCTGTTAACGAAAAATATAAGTTTTGAAGTTGATGAACATAATTAATTGGAGTTGAATATTGAATAGAGTTTATTTTAAATGCAAAAGCAGAAATTGCTGGTTCAAAATAAATATCAATATGTCTATTTTGTTCAACTTTCCAATACAAAGGCTTTGTTTCATCTTCATTAAAATATCTGACAATAAAACCGAATTTAAATAGCCATTCTTTTGTTAATGGAATTTTTCTTGAACATTCTAAATTCAATTCTAATAAGGTAAAAAATGCTTTTTTTACTTTAAAAATATCATCTGAAGTAAGTTCCATAAGTAAGTTTCCGAAACGTAATTCGTTTGGTAAAATAACCGATTGCATAACATCGGTTTTGTTCAATGCCTCGTTTTCGGTATTATAAAATTCTGTTTTCATAAGTTCGTTTTATTTTTGTAAGAAATATTAGTTTTCATAACTCGGCACTAAACAAAGCCGAGAACCGTTATAAAGCAGTTTCTACAACTCTTGCGTTAGGAAATGCTTTTCCTTTATACCATTCGCAAACTTCTTCTGCTTTTTCTTTATTTTTAAATCTTTCTAATTCAGAAGCTTCGCTCATTATTTTGTAAACTATTTTTTCTTTTAGTTTCATTTCGTGAAATAATTCAGCAAATTCAACTAATTTTCCAGCCAATGCATTATCATTAATAACCAATGCATGCCATTCGCTCTTTTCTCTTAACTCTTGTAAAAATTCAAATGCGTTCATAATAAAACCGATTTTATAACAGCAACTACACGCTATTGCTACATTGTGATTAATTTAATGTTTGTTTTGCACCTTTCAATTCCGTGTTAAACTGAAAGATGGTTTTATGCTTTTACGCAACAGTCGTGTAGTTTTAACGTTATATTTTAACCTTTTTAATTATCTCATCAATTCCTATTTCTTTAGCTTTCTCTAAAAGCTCTACAACTTCTTCCGAGCTATATACTTTTAAATCATGCCATCCTTTATCTGGGGTAAATATTCGTGTTTTCATTGTAATATACTTTTTAAATAGTTAGGGTTTATTTCTAAAATCATTAACGAAATTATACTTAAAATTAAGCAGGATATTGATACAACGCCTAATATTAAGAAGATTGGTTTTTCTTTTTTCATGGTTTTAATAGTTTTGGATTTTCGTAAATATTGCCTATTACTTCAATATAAGTACTTTTGCTTATAGATAACGAAATTCTTTTACTTTTCGACAATCCCTCAAAATCTATTAAATATCTTCCCTCATTATTATCGAATAAAACTGTATTAATTTTCCCTTTAAATATACCTCTGTTTATATTTAAAATATCACATTCATAAATATCAACTCCGTTTTTATCTTTTAATCCCGTAAATTGCATTAATGGATAATCCTCTGGCTTTAACTCAAAGAAATGATATAAATTAACATAAGAATCCGAAAATAACATTGATTTATCGTTGTAAAAACTTCTAAACTTAATTTCTCTTTTCATAGCTTTACTTTTTAATGGTTATTTGTTTATCTTTTTCCAATACTTACCTGTAAACCAAGTGTCTTTTATTGAAAAATCAGTATTTATAAATATTATTATCAAAAAAGCCAGTATCGGAAAAATAGGAATAAACCAAATGATTGGAACTATTCCGACATAGTTATCTTGCTTATATGTTATTTTATTTAAAAATCTATTTAAAAATACATTTAAAATATAAGCGGATATTATTAATAATTCATTCATAACTTTACTTTTTTAAAATTTCATAATTAACTTCAATACCTTTCAAAGGCTTGTCGAAATTAGGGTCGCTTAATCTTACTTTAAAAGCAACTTCTTTTACTTTCTTTAATTCGTTATTTAACCTTAAATTTTCTCTTTCTAATGCTTCTATACGTTGCATTAAGTAAATGTTTTGTTCTTTCATAATATTTTTGTTTTTAAATTCCTTACAAACCTACAACAAACTTTTTTAATAAAAAAATATATTTTATATTATTTTCTTTATATATTTGTTGAAACTTTAAAAAGATAAATTATGAATTTAGAAGAAAAAAAATTATCGCTAAAAGAATTTAATGAGTTAGTAACTTTTTGTTTCGGTAACGAGCATAAAAAAGAATTTGTTCATAAAGAAGAAGTTAATCATGAAGATTTTGCGAAACTGGAAAAATTAGAGGATTTGGAATATTGGCGTTTAAATGCAGAGTATGATTATGGTAAAGCTCCTATTAGTGTATTAAGATACATCACTGAACTTGAAAAATACAGCAAAACAAATTTATAGCCATGAATAACCTTAAAAACATTTTCACATCATTATTATATATGGGTGTGATTCTAACAATTACATTATTAATATTAAATTTAAAAGGATGAAATTAGAATTAAAACATTTAGCAGGTTATTTGCCCTACGGGCTGCGAATAGCGAGATTTAACCAAGGCGAAATCTACAAAAAGATTGAATACTTATTAAGAGGAACTAATATAAATGAAGTTGTCCGCTACCATAACCTTAAGCCAATCCTACGCCCGATTTCAGACCTTACAAAAGAAGATTGGAATAGCGTATTTGTAAATTCAGATATTGACAACATATTAAGCATTTATCAATCAGATAAACATTTAGGATGTGTAGAATATTATTTAGTAAATTTATTATTAAGTCATCACTTCGATATTCGGACTAATTGAAAAAGGTTTGGCAATTGATATTAATATTTTAAAATAAAAATAGCAATGACAGAAAAAGAAAAATATATCGGAGCGTTTTTAGACGGTTATTTTGCTGATAAAAACATAGATTACGGAATGTGGTATTTCTCGGTATTAAATAATGCGTTAGATTTAGCTAATAAAAAATGGAAACAATATAAAAAACAAAAACAATTATAACATGAAAAACAAATCAAATTTTTGCCCTAACAGGATTAAACTAATGCTGGAATATAAAGGTTATCCACGTGTAACGGATACGCAATTATCTATAATGTTGGGTTACGAGATAGCCAATATATCAGTTTGGAAAAATAAAAGCCCTGAGTTATTAGATAGGATTCACGAGGTATGTAATCGATTAGAATGTACATTTAATCAACTAATGCAAATGCCAAATAGACAATTAGTTTACGAACTTAATATGCATTCTATTAACGCTTCTTTTTGGGATAAAAAAAGACCTAAAGTACTAATTGAGTTAACGCGATTTTTTGAAGAAACAGGGTTGACTTTTGAAGAAATTTATATAAAAAATAGTTAATATTATGACTAATTATGAAGAATATTCATTTTTTAATTATAAAGATAAAAGACATATGTATATCCTTTCGTTGTTGCATAAGATAAAATGGGTTACAAGATATAAAACAGGAATTTATCCTGATAAAATGGCATTTGCAAGATGGCTAAGTATGCGTTCTACAATTAAAAAACCTCTTGATAAATGCGATATTGTAGAAACTAAAATAGTAATGAATGAATTTGAAACTATTGTTAAAAATCAATTTATTAAAAAGATTTTAGAATTACAATAAAATAAAACTACTAAACTACATTTTATTTAAAAAAAAGTATTATATTTGTTGAAATCTAAAAATAGAAATTATGGAAACAGAAAAACCAAATAATCCACATGCATTTGCAAATAGTTGGAATGAAGGAATGACTTTAAGAGATTATTTTGCAGCTAAAGTAATTTCTAATGTAGAAATATCTCATATAAGTCAAGGATTTGAAACAGAAATTGCGGTAAGGGCTTATATTTTAGCCGATGCAATGCTAAAACAACGTGAGCTATGAACTTAGACGACTATATCACAGGAACTTACGACCCGTTAAATCCTACCAACATGGAAGATTTGCCACCATTAACAGAATTAGAAGAACAGCAAGAATGGAATCAGGAACTATTAATTAAGATTAAAAGAGCAAAGAAACAATTATCTTATTGTGTTGATTTAGCTGAATTAGGAACGAATGAATTATTGAAAATTAACCTTAGAAAAATTAAATTATGAAAACAGATTGGAGAAAATACCGTAAATCAACACACTTGGCAAGTGCTGATTTAGATGCGATGGAAACGGATAATGTGCCGTTAATTTTTACGATTAAAGAAGTAAGATATGAAACTGGTGTTGATGTATCAGGTACTAAAATGGACGGTATATTTTGCCATTTTATCGAGCCAATTAAGCCACTTAAACTAAACTCAACTAATAATAAGATATTAGCTGGATTTGCAAAGAAAAACGGATTAGTCGGTAAAGAATGTCACGTGATTGAGAATTGGAAAGGAATGAAGATTGAGTTATTTGTTGATAGGAATGTCAAAATGATGGGGTCTTATGTAGATGGTGTAAGAATTAAACCTTTACAGCCAATTGAAAAAGTAAAACCTAATTTTACCGAAGCTAATTTTGAAAGTGCTAAAAAAGCCAATGCAACAATTGAGCAAATAAAAAAGAGTTATAATATCACTAAAGAAATTGAGGACTTATGGAACAAATTATAGAACAACGTTCTGAGGAATGGAGAAAACAAAGACACGGTAAATTTAGCGCATCTGAGATTTATAAATTAATGGGAAAAGCAAGTCTCGGAGAAACTGGAAAATCTTATGCTATTGATAAGGCAATTGAACAACTATACGGCGAAGTTGATGAAAATTTTGTTTCATACGACATGGAACGAGGTACAGAATTAGAACCGTTAGCTTTTGCTAAATTTAAAGAGTTGATGTCTTTGCAATTTATAGAAGTAGAAAATTGTGGCTTTTTTGATCTATTAAATTATGCTGGGGCAAGTCCCGATGGTTTAGTAGGAAACAAAGCGGTTTTAGAAATTAAATGTCCTAAAGCAAGTACTTTCTTTAAATTAGTAGCAACTAATGAAATCGACCAAAAATATTTTTATCAAATGCAAATGCAAATGATGTGTACCGGACGAAATAAAGCCTATTTCTTTAATTATATTATTATAGATGGGTTAGAATATCATCACACAATAGAAGTTGAACGTGATGACGTTATATGCGAAAAAATAATAGACAGACTATCACAAGCAATACAAATAAAAGAGGAGTATATAAACAAAATTAATAATAACAAACAATTTTAAAACATGGAAACATTAGTATCTCACGAAATCGGAAGAAAACCAGACGGGACAAAAATAGTTCGTAATTTCTTTTTTAACGACGACAAAACAAATTATTTAGTAAAGGCACAAAGTTACTTTACTAAAGACGAGAAAAAACAAGCTAAATTAAATCACAAAAACAATAATTAAACATGGACGTATCAGGAAAAATTAAGGAAATTCAAAGCGAAGTAGTCAAAGGAACTTTTAAAAGTAAAAACATTATTGTCACAACAGACGAACAATATCCACAACATATTTCAATTCAATTCGTACAGGACAAATGTGATTTATTAAACAACTTTAATGTTGGAGAACCTGTAAAAATCGACATCAATTTAAGAGGTAGAGAATGGACAAACCCACAGGGAGAAACTGTTTATTTCAATACTATTCAAGGATGGAGGATTGCTAAACAAGACGCCTCTCAACAAAGTCAAAGCGCAGTCGATAATTACGATAGCGAGCAAAAAGAAGAACCAAGTGACTTACCTTTCTAATTAATTCACCCACTTATTAACCCACTCTAACCAGTGGGTTTTTTATTTAACAAAACTTTAACACTTATAATGTGTTACGTAATACATAAATGATGTATATTTGTATAGCAAAATAAAACAAATAGAAATGAAACAAACACAAAAAAAAGGCGCGCCGTTTAAATATACAGAGCCAACGGTGCAATTAGGGAGTATTAGAGTTCCTAAAAGTAAAAGAATCGAGATAAGACAATTAGTTTATAATTATTTACAACAATTTAAAAAATAAAGTTATGGAATATTTAAAAACATTTTTACATTTAATTGGATTTGTAATAATATACTTTACAATTGATTATAAAAGAGAAAAAGAAATAACATCTCTTTTAACAAAACAAGGATGGATTATTATGTTTGTTATTATTTTAGCAGCAATATTAATAAAATTATAAAAATTTAAAAAATAAAGTTATGAAAAAGTTTGAGATTACAAGAGAGCAGATATTGACAATTTATAATGCAACATCCGTTAATAATCAAGATGAATTAAAACGATGGTTTCCTGACGCTTTTAAGAAGGAATTAGAAATTGGTAAATGTGCAAAAAGTAAAGAACGTTCAAATTGTTTGGTATTTATTACTGAATTTACAAAATACGGATTTAACGGATATGGGTTTGATAATGAAAATAAATTTTGTAATTTAAAAAATGATGAATGGACAAGCGTGTTATCTTTATGGAGATTAGCAACAGAACAAGAAGTTAAAACCTCTTTAATTAACGAGGCTAAGAAAAGAGGGTTAATAGATGGGAATTATATAAAATCTACAAATGGAGAGCGTGGGTTAGTAAATGATGGGAATTGGATATACGATGAAAATGTAAATAAGTTATATTATGCTGGTTTTATTTTATTCGACAACGGCAAATGGGCAACAATCATCGAAACAATCACAAAAGAATAAGCTGAAAAATTACAAAAGAAGAAGCTGAAAAATTACTTAATAAAAAGATAATATAATGGAAAAGAAACACGAAACCATTTTTGAAATGGAATACAGGCTTAAGAAAGAAGCTAAGGAAATTGCAAAGAATCACGTAGATGTCAAACCAATTAAATATTTATTAAAATGAAAGCGGGATATACGGTTAATAGTTTAGTTTTTAGAAGTGATAAATGCATAGAGGTTTTTAATTCTTTTGACACTAACGAGGTTTTTAATTTAGGTCATCAAAAAAAAATATTTATATTAAAAGACAAAGACTCAATCGGAGTTTGGAAAATTAAAAATAAAAAATCATGAAAAAATTAGAAAGATTATACGATAGAATTTCCTTTTACTTATGCGGAAATCAAAGAAATTTATTCCGCTATTAATGAAAAAGATGATGCAAATAGCTATGGAATGCGATACACGATATAACGATGTTTATTCTGTAGTCAGGAAGTTAAGAATTAAAGGAACAAAAGCAAATGAATTTAAAAACTCAACGGTAAAATTAGATAAATATCAAGAGGAGCTTGTACATCAATGCTTATATTTTGAGGGAAAAATAACAGAATTAACGTTAGAAAGTAAAATGAATTATGAAAAAATACGAGATTAAAAAAGGAGATAAGTTTGAATGCATAATGGATTATGTAATGGACGATGATAGTTTGGCGTATTCAAAAGGATGTATATACACATCTGAAAACGACAAGTGTATTACGGATAAAATAAACGATACTCATCACGGTATGGAGGATGATGATTGTTTTTTTTACCACTTTAAAAGAGTTGTTAAATCAGAAAAACCAAGCCATTACCAAACAGAAAACAACATCGATATTATAGATTTTTGTAAAATGTATAATTTAAATTTTAATCGTGGTAATGTAATAAAATACGTTTCAAGAGCTGGAAAAAAAGATGATGAAATAAAAGATTTAGAAAAAGCCTTAGATTTTATTCAAAGAGAAATCAAATATTTAAAAGAGAAATAATTATGAAGTTAAGAGAAAAATTTAAAACAGAATTTAGTATAAACACATCAGGTGAGTCTGGAAGATTTGCGGATAAATGTGAAAAAATAGCGGATGAATTTGCTATTGAGTTTGGTAAATGGATTATTAACGATGCTTTTTCAAACAATACAATTGTATATACAATTCAAGATTTAAAAAAACTTTTAGAAGTCTACAAAAAAGAAAAAAACTTATAATCATGAGTAAATACGACATATACAACGATAGTATTGTTGATAATTTAGATGCAATGTCAAATAATACGCATATTGCAAAAAAGTTATTTCCTGATGGTACGGCAAACGAAATAGACAGATTAAGAAAACACATTGCAACAATACGAGTTTTTGGCTTACCTAAAGAGCAAAAAAAAGTAAACGATGGTAATTTACACGAAAGGAAAAGTTTAGCGTTAGAACCGTATAAAAACGGAAATCCTGATAATATTTTAGTAATTGGTGATTTACACGCTCCGTTTACTTTAAAAAGATACCTTTCTTTTTGCCGTGAACAACAAGAAAATTATGATTGCGGAACAATTATCTTTATAGGCGATGTAATAGATAATCATTATTCAAGTTATCACGAAAGCGACCCTGATGGGTATGGAGCAGGAGAGGAGTTAGACAGAGCTATTGATATGATTGCGGACTGGTATCATACATTTCCAAAAGCAACTGTAATAATAGGAAATCATGACCGTTTAGTTTATCGAAAAGCTTATAGTTCTGGAGTTTCAAAAAAATGGATTAGAGAATATAAAGACGTGCTTAATACCTCGGGCTGGGATTTTGTAGAAAACTTAGAAACTTTCGGAATAGATATAAATCACGGCGAGGGCGGAACTGCAAAAAATAGAATGAAAAGCGAGCTTAAAAGTCAAATTCAAGGGCATTTACATACTCAATTATATGTAGAATATGCAGTAGGGGCAAACTTTATAATCTTTGGGATGCAGGTAGGTTGCGGAGTTGATAATAAAAGCTACGCAATGGCTTACGGAAAGCATTACAAGAAGCCTGCTATAGGGTGCGGTGTAGTTATTAATAAAGGAACGCTACCTATTGCAATTCCTATGAAAATGGGCTAAAATAAAGTGTTTAAATGTCCAGTTTTTAGCGCAATAAACTGGACAAACATTAGACAAACATTAGACAATTTTAACGTAAAACTGTCACAAATTTGGTATATTTTTGTGACAAAATAAAGGTAATATGACAAAATGTAAACAATGCGGACAATTAAAAGGAGTTCATAAAATGAGTTGCGAATCTCGAAAAATAGTTATAATGGAAAATAATATAGTATCTCATTATTTTAATGGAAAAAAATTAACAAAACCAAAACAAAGTAACTTAACACGAATAAAACGAGTCTTAGAATTTTACCGTAAAAGAGGATGTAATTCTGAATTTGCAAATAAAGTTTATAGGAAAATAATAAAAAAAATATAGTTTATTTAAAATAAAGTATTATATTTACAAAAAATTAAATTATGAAAAAAGCACAAATTTTTAACAATCACTTTCAAAACTTTAAAACATATGCTATACCAAAAGCACAGTTAATTATTGCTGACATTCCTTATAATTTAGGAAATAACGCATATGCAAGTAATCCAGCATGGTATAAAGATGGTGATAATTCTAACGGAGAAAGCGAACTTGCAGGAAAAAGTTTCTTTGATACAGATGAAGATTTTAGACCAGCTGAGTTTATGCATTTTTGTAGCACTATGCTAAAACCAGAAACTAAAAAAATAAAAGTAGAAGGTGAGGCGAGGCAAAAAGGAGATGCACCTTGCATGATTATATTTTGCGCATTTGACCAGCAAATGTATTTAATTGAACTTGCTAAAAGATACGGATTGAACAACTATATAAATTTAGTTTTTCGTAAAAACTTTTCTGCTCAGGTTTTAAAAGCAAATATGAAGGTAGTCGGTAATTGCGAGTATGGCTTAATTCTTTATCGTGATAAATTGCCGAAGTTCAGAAACAAAGGCAAAATGATTTTCAATTGTATTGATTGGCCAAGAGATAGTGTAAGTGAAAAAATACACCCAACTCAAAAACCAGTCGAGTTATTAAAAACTTTAATTAAAATTTTTACAGATGAAGGCGATGTAGTTATTGACCCATGCGCCGGTTCTGGGTCAACTTTAATAGCTGCGCAAGAGTTAAAAAGAAAAGGTTTTGGTTTTGAAATAAAAAAACCATTTCATAAAGCTGCGGAAAATTGGATAAATGAAGAATACCAAAAACTTAGCGATATAGAAGAATTTGGATTTGCAAAAACATTAATTAACAAATCAGAAACAACTTTATTCTAACATATGAAATAAACCAAAACCTAACCATTCGGAGAATTTAAACTAATTAATCTTTTTTACTTTAAAATCATACACAATCCGAGAAAGTAACCGCGTGAATAATAGTAGCGTGGTTTTTTTTATTTAACAAAACTTTAACATATTAAATGTAACACATAATATAATTATGATTATATTTGATGAAAATTAAAACACTATAAATTATGACAATACAACAAAAAGAGTTATTAAAATATAATTCTATTGATGAATTATTAGATGATATAACAACTGAAAAATCAACAGGGATGAAAAGAGTCTTTGCCGAAATAGGAAGCGACAAAAACGGTTATAGTAATTTTAAAAACAGATACAGGTTTTTTAAAGAAACTATTAAAAAAGATTTGCCAGAACTAACCAAAGATGAAATTATAAAATTTAATCGACATTACTTTAATTATAGAGAAATTTACAAATGGAATGGGTTTGATATTCTGTTAAAAGTATTAGAATGGGAAGAATTAAAAAATAAAAAATCATGAAAATAAAACAATATTTAGCTTGTAAAATATGGAATTTAAGCGAAAAAACAAAAATACCATTAGGTAAATTTGCTCCTAAAATATTTGGATTAGCTATTAATTCAAAACCGAATAAATTAAAAAATATTAACTAAATAAAAAAATGGAAAAATTAACAGAAATGGAAATATGGGTTTATTTTTGGACATGTAGTGCGTTTATATTTTTAATGTTGTGGGTATTAATTGAAATTTACTATAAAATAAAAAAGAAATAGTTAAAATTTTTGTAAAAGTAATATATATTATTATATTATAATTTTTTTACTAATTATTAATCAATAAAAATAAAAAATAAAATGGGAATGTCTATAATAATATGCTGTATAATAGTACCAATATTGGCTGAAATAATAACTTGTTTTATAAAAAAGTAAATATGAAAAAGTTTATAAAAAAAATATATGTATTTTGTTTTGAATGTGAAATAGAAACCGAAACAAAAGAAAATAAAAACGGACAACTGTATTGTTCGCAATGTGGATTAAAACATTAAAATTAGTTTGTTTTAAATGTCTAAAAAATGTCTAAAAACACACTTTAAATGTCTAAACAACCAAAACAAAAACCTTTCGACATTAAAGAACTCGAAAAAGAATACCGTAGATTATTACAAATCGATAAAATAAAAGCTAAGGAAATAAAGAAAAAAATCGATTATTTTAATTTTGGTATTGAGTAAATGATTATATTTGTATTTGTATTGTTCGGGCAGGTTCGATACATAGAAGAAATTTTAAAGAAGCTCACAAAAGTAAAGCCTG